TTATAAGTCCAATAACAGATAGAAGACCTGTAAATCCTGACACAAATGATCGAATAGATGACATGATAAGAGATCAATATATGAATCAATTGTATCAACAAGCATTAGACTATGAAATGCAAAAGGAACGAGACGGTGGCACTACGATAAGAGACCCACAAACAAATCAAATCACAGCGTTCAATGTAGCAGACGGTGGCATTATTGGTTTGAAAGATGGTGGCATGGATGATATGATGCAGGCTGACAGCTTAATGTTCAGAGATCCTTCTGATGAAGGACAATGGGAGTATAATGTTTAAATTCAACAGTAAAGATGCTATTTGGTTAGCAGGTATCGTTCTCAGCTTTGGTATAACCTGGGGTATGTGGACCGAGCGCTTAAATGCTGTAGAACAGAAAGCCAATAGTGTTGCAAAAATGCAACAGGACATTGCTGTTATCAAGGCTCAACTTCAGTCCATGGATGATAAAATGGCCTGGATGGAAGAGTTTTTAATCAAGAATTACAAGGAGTATTAGAAATGGATATGGAAAGACTTTTGGCGTCTGTACGCCATAATGAAGGTTACCGCAACAAGGTGTACTTAGATACACTGGGAAAGAGAACTGTGGGGGTCGGGCACCTCTGCGTTGAAGATTTTTGGGAAGATGACAAGGAATATGAAGAGTCATTTTTAATGGAAATATTAGAAAAAGATTTAGAGAACGCCATATCAGGCGCAGAAGAATTATTGGGTGAATATACAGTCCATGATCAATGTAAGGAACTGATAGTGGAGATGGTTTTTCAGCTTGGAAAAACAGGCGTCAGCAAGTTCCGCAACATGTGGGCAGCATTAAAAGATAAAACACCACCAGATTACAAGACAGCGGCACTAGAAATGCTCGATTCGAAGTGGGCCAAACAGACCCCGAACCGGGCAAAACGCATGTCAGATACAATGGCTAGTTTAGGATAGGAGGACGTTATGTGTGAATGTTGTGGTGGCGGATGCGGTAGATAAAAATGAAACAAAATTGGTACATGTGGTTATGTTCTATAATTTTAATCACATGTGTTCTAACAATAGGCTTTCAAAAAAAATCTTACGCTGAAACAAATACGGTGTCGAGTACGGTTGTGACCAATTCGACACCACCTACGGCCAATGCACCTTCTATAATCAATTCGAACAGTGATATCTGTAAAGTTGGTGTGGGCGCTAGTGTGCAAAATAATGTCGTTGGTGTAGCCACAGGCGTGGTCATTGACGATGAGCTGTGTCAAAAATTAAAATTATCTAGATCTATGTATGCCTACGGCATGAAGGTCGCTGCGGTATCGATACTCTGTCAAGACGCTCGTGTCTGGGATGCGATGACTGATGCTGGGACCCCGTGCCCTGCACGAGGTTCTATAGGCGCTGAGGCAGCTCAATACTGGACTGATAATCCAGATGAAATTCCAGAAGGAAGTAAATACAAAACAGAATATGTACAGGCATCAAAACCTGTTAAAGGAGAGTTTACAGATGCACAAAATGTTACTTTATTTAAAACTTTGTTTATTCTTACTACTGGTCTCCTTTTATTCTAAAGCTAATACCTGCTTACCTGATGTAGAAGGTCTTTGTACACCAGGAGTTACAATCACAGAAGAAGAAAGTATTGTCATAACTGAAGAAGATAAAGGTACAGAGATAATCACGACCACGACTACTACTACGACAACTACCACCACGACTGTAACAAATGAAGACTCTGGTAATATTTTAGATAGTAATAATGGTTATGTAACCTCTGTTGACGATGGTAATATGAACGTAGACTGGGGTGGGCAAGGTCCTGCTAGTATGCCTAGTGGTTCTGGTTGTTATGCCTTAGGCACAGATAAGTGTGCACAGATTACAGGATCTGGCAATAATACATCTACGATGGGTGTGTCTGGAATGGGCACCACCTTTATCATACAAAACATTGACATTTCTGATTTAGAAATAGATAAAGGTGGCCAGGTCAAATACACAATTGAAGTAGATAAAAGAGATGCTCAAGATAGAATATACATGCACGTTACAGGATATAATGGAACTAGTTCAGTCTTTTCAGGTACTGACATCTTGTCTGAGTCTGGAATATCATCCGGCTACCAGTCTTATAACGGGTCTTTCGATTTCAGTGGTGTATTAAACAAGATTACCGTTGAAGTGGGTGGTCGAGATATAAACCTGGCCATCGGACCCCTGTTTGATGATGTTACGGTCAATGTGTTTTACAATGTTATCAATACTATCATTACGCAACAAATAACTAGTGTTGAAGAAATATATTATCTAGATCTCTTTGACCCCACAGAATTAGATTTTGTAGAGGAAGTATTTGAATTAAACGATGTCGTGGTGGATGATGCAGGTGATATAGACTTTGCACCAATAGAATCACAGCCTGAAGAAATATCATATGAAACTGTGGAGCTAGAAATAGCAGAGTTAAATATAGATATACCTGAGCCTGAGGTAGAAGTTGTTCAAGTTGAGAGTGAAATAGAAGCAGAGATTGAGTTAGAGATGGATGAGATTGAAGTAGTAGAACCTGAACCAGAGGAAACTACAGAAGAACCTCAAGAAGAATCACAGGAACCAGAACAAGAAACACCGAAAACAGTACAAAAAGAAGAAGATCCAGAAGAAACGGTAGAAGAAGAGAAATCATCAGAACCTAAGGTATCAGAGAAAGAGAAAGCTGCCACAAAAATAGTCAAAAAAATTGATGATAAAGAGAGATATGATGAAGCAGCTCAGATGAAAACATTGATTGTCATGCAGATATTAGGTAATACTAAGACATTCTTTGAGACACAGTCTACGATTGTAGATACAGATGTTAATGAATATTTAAACAAGACAATAGAAGATCAGTATGGTATTCTATTTGACATGGCTCAAGGCCAGACTATGGAGGATATAATAAATGCCCAGTATTGAGTATGCGGGAATGAAGGTTACCGGGGGAAAGATGTTTGCCATCTTAACTCTGTTAGGTGCTCTAGGATCAGGAGCCTGGGCCGTTTTCAATTTTTACTCCGACTATCTTTCAATGAAGGAAAAAATTTTGGAGTATACCGAGCCAGACCTCAGCGGGTTTGATAAGAAGATAGCGTTGGTAGAGTCAGAAACAAATGCACAAATGGAGATTGTCTTACAAAAAGTTGATGGTTTGAAGAGTGAGCTTGATATAGTTTTAGAAGAAATAAACCTTATCTCACAAGTAAGTCGAGAACTTAAAGACGATCTTAAAACAGATCTTCGTAATATGGAACAAGATGTTCGTCACATTACTGAGATTGTCAATGATGTAGAAGACAGACAAAAAGAAGACTCAAGAGAGATTATGGATGAAATAAAATTGATTGAAAAAAATCTTGAATTGAGTGTAGATAAAGCTTTAAATAATCCTTTATCAGGTATGAGTGCCAAAGACTAAATCAAAGTATTTTTGTTGATTATCATTTAGATCCGCTAAGTTTTTAATACTACTATCATTACTACAAAGTTGATTGTATATCTCTTTGTCTTTACACCAATTTCTACCTGTCCAAAACTCAAAGCCATCATACTTTGACTTATACTTACTACTATTTTCATAGCTATAAGAGAAGTAGTAATACTTATATTTTTGATCTAGGCAGTATTTTATCTCGTATAAAGTAGCATAGGTTCCCATACCTAACTTCTCATTTTCATAATCCCAAGCAAACTGACCTGTCATAAAGTGATCACCTTCCATCATCGCTTCAGTAAAAGCAATAGGTCTCTCTTTGTAATAGTATACAAAATACTTCCAATCAATAGGATCATCACGCATAAACTCTTCACTTTCTTTCTCATGATTTACTTCGTAATAGTTTTTGTGTTGTACGTATCTTTTGTAGATTTCAGCTATATCATCTTCTAAATGCCAAGGTAATTTATCGTATGTAGATACATAAATATCTTTTTTATTTAGAGTATACTTTTGTTTTTTTGAGAATGTAAAGTCGGATAGCTGCAGTCTACTGGACCTGGCGTTAAGCCATGTTATGTGATTTATCTTGGTGTAATACCAAGACAGGGGTAACCAGCCATTATTAAAAGCATAATCATACTCACTCTTATCAAACTCTGCTAAGGGTAGACTATAAAGTAAATCGTAGTGTGTTAATTTACCTGTGATATGATCAAAAAATATTTTCACTCGGGACGTTCAAACTGAGTCATATAAGAATCATCCGTTGTTGTGTCCTCTTCTCTTGTGTTTTCTACTGTGTAGAAGTTTTGATCAATCTTATATCCAGGGTTTTTAGTTAGTCTTTCTTCCATAAAAGCATCATCATACCAGATGGTTCTATTGTTAGGATAAGCGAAGAAGTTACCATCATCCATACGAAACATGTGTGCACACTTATGTTCAGGGTCCTCGCTAAAGTTTGTATCTAACATTCCTGCTTTGTTTTCCCATGCCCAATCTATTGTAAACATATAAGTGCCTTTTCTTTTTGTGCCTTTGTAATCTACAAGTTCTGCTCTACAGTTAGCTAATCTATTTCTTCTTTGAACATCAACATAAGGTGAAAAACAATCCCAATACTGGTGTATGTTTAAGGGGTGTTTTGGTGCGTCTTTTTTCCAACAGAACGCATGGATAGGTCTTCTGGTCCAATTGACACCGTTAGGTAATAAGCATTCAAATAACAATGCTCTTCTCTCTAAACTATTGACAGTATGCACATCAGCAAACGTAAACTCACCATGACCCTTTTCATGATCAAATAAATATTCGTTTCTAATGTATGCGCTAAAAGGTGGTAAATTATGATTAAGATATGCCATAAGCTATATTAACCTATACTAGCCAGCTTTTCAATTCTTCACCTAGAACTTCTGTCGCAATGTCAATCTTAGATCTCAAGCATTGAACTATTTTTTCATCAATAGTTTTTTCTGCTATAAAATCAACATAGGTGACCTTTTGATCCTGGCCTATTCTATGTGCTCTATCTTCAGATTGTAGTCTTATCTCTAAGTCGTAACTGTTGCTGTAATACACGACAGTATGACTAGCAGTAAGAGTGAGTCCATAGCCTCCGGTCTTTGGGTTAGCGACCAGATATTTAAGATCATCTTTTTTATCTTGAAACTTAGATATAATTTGATCCCTCTCGTCCACAGGCGTATCACCAAAAAAGCTAGATACAGTTTCTGTTCCATATTTTTTCTCCAATTCTTTTGTTATTGTTTTGATATCATGTCTATAGTTTGCCCAGATAATAACTTTATCATCTGTCTCTTCTAAAAAATTTAAAAGTTCTTTAACACGATTGTTTTTTATTTCTACGATCTTGCCATCATCTGTAGTCATGTGACCACACGTGATTTGATGTAGTCTCATCATTTGAGTCAAAGCAGAGAACGCTGTCATAGAGTTACCTTCTAATTCTGCTACAGCAAATTCTTTCATCTCTTTGTAAGCTTTTACCTGGTCAGGTGTAAGTTCTATGAATCTTTTTGTGTATAGTTTTTCTGGTAAGTCCAAGCAATCTTCTTTGAGAACTCTTGTAGAAAAAGCATCTAGCTTACCATTTAGTTCATCCAATCTTATATACTTAATTATGTGATTGTAACTATGTGCACCACCTGCTGCGTTTCTTTGTGCCATTAATGCGTATCTTGACTTGAAAGCCCAGAAAGAAGTGTAGCCTAATAGATCCTCGTTAAGAAAAGCACACTGTGTATACAAATCTAATGGTGATTTTGTGACAGGTGAACCTGTTAGTATTCGTCTATACTTTGCAAACTTACCAAGCTTGATAGCACTTTTTGTTCTACTAGCTGTAGGTGATTTGATTGTTGTAGATTCATCTACTGCCATCATCACTGCGTGTGATTTTAAAAACTCTAATGCCGCTGCATATCCTTTTGCAGTGCTCAAAGCTTCTACGTTGATAAGAAATATTGTAAGTTTCTCAGAGAAAACTTTGAGAGAATCTAATTGTTCTTTTTGTTTTTTATTAGGTGTTGGTGTCCAACACACAATGTTGTGTTCTATTCTATCAGGTAAGTGTTTAGGTAATTCTGATATCATCCAGTTACGATAAACACCTTTGGGTGCAACAATCAAAGCACCATTAATTTTTCTTTTTTCATGCAACATGGCCAGGTTATCAATCAAGACTTTTGATTTACCTGTTCCCATCTCCATAAAAAATGCGTAAGAAGTTTTATCCCAAGACTTTTCTAAGGTATCTTTTTGATGTGAAAAAGGTTGTGTTTTATAAATATATTCTGTCATTTCTAATTTCTCCTAGTAATCCCATAAATATATACTTGCTAAAAAAATAAATCAAGTGTATAATGAAAACAGAAAAATAGAATGACAGTTTACGTAATACAAGAAATGCCATACAAAGATATCCTCAGTGCTGAGGAGTATGGTAAATTAGTTCCCCTTATACCACCTGGTTTTCAATTATTGTTAAGCTCTGATTCTATTGTAGATCAACTAAAAACAAGTTTAAAAGATTTTTCAGATGAGGATTATTTATTATTAATTGGTGATCCATCCATAATAGGTATTGCATGTTCCGTAGCGTGTGATATAAATATGGGATATTATAAAGTTCTGAAATGGGATAGAAAACGAGAAAAGTATCATCCCATCGAAGTAAACATAAGGAGAAATAAGAATGACGAAAATAAACTTTGAAGATGATGTCTTTCAAGATGTCGATGACTCTTCCTTAAAAGCACTCGCAGATAAGTGTAAGATACTTGAGTTTACAGAAGAAGAAATTGTACAACTCGAGGATCAATTAAAAGAAAAAAAAGAAGCTGCAAGAAAATTATCCGAGGAAGATATACCACAATTTTTAGCAGAAAAAGGCCTGGCTAGTATTACACTAGATAACGGAACTGAAGTTAAAATAACTGAGGAAGTTAGACCTGGTGTTAAGGTAGCTGATAGACCTTTCGTATACTCATGGCTCAGGGACAACGGATACGGTGACCTTATAAAGAACAATGTATCTGTGTCTTTTGGTATGGGTGAAGACTCACAAGCAATTAAACTAAAAGCAGCTATACAAGATTTAGGGATGGTGGGATCAGAAAAAGAAGATGTTCACTATCAAACTATGAAAGCATTCGTAACTGAGCAACACAAAAAAGGTGTGTCTTTGCCAGACGAATTTGGTGTGTACGTAGCCAATAAAACAAAACTCGTACAGAAACGAAAAATATAAAATCGATAATAA